TCGCGGTCCGGGGTAATCAATATACTCAGGCACACCATTCCATTCTAACTTCATCATGCCTCTATCGTCATCCCATGTGTCTGCATAGTTGTGACCAAATGGGCTACCCAAATAATGTACGTTGCCTTTGGCTTGACGTTTGTGAAAGTGTCCACTAAACACATACTCAGGACCTTGTAGATGTTCTGCATTTAGACTTCCATGATCTGGCATTTCTACCATAGCATTCATTTTAAAGAACGGAAGTTCAAAATGACCAAACATATATCTACACTTGGTCTTTTGTAAATTTTTCCATTCATCTCCTACTAACCAAGGTACAAGTGCAATATCATCTTGCACTAACATATCTTCAACTAGCGTAACATTATCAAACAATCCTGCATATGGTAAACTGTTTAAGTCACGTTTCTCACGATAGTATAGGTCATGGTTGCCCATAATCATATACACTTGTTTGAATGCACGACTTAGTTTGCCTACATTCTCTACACTGTGATTGAGTGTGCTAACATTTACACTTGATCTGTGATGGTGCCAGTCTCCGAGAAAGATGCAAGTTTCGCAATCTTCGCTTTGTTCAATGAACCAATCTACAAAGTCAGCACAGTCTCGATTGTGTTGTTTGCTGTTGTTTTTGTTGCCAAAATGTATGTCTGTAAAACATGCGGCTCTATTAAAGAATGTCATGGGTCTCCGTTCAAAGAAGTTATAACTTCTCTTATACTACTGTCGATAATTGAGGATGTCAACCTATATGTTGAAGCCGTGTTCTTTGCGTTCTTTGTCGGCTTGTTCGTCCCATTTAGCACGTTCTGCCATTTCGTGTTCGATTTGGCGTGTCCAACTGGGCATTTGTCCATTTTGTTGTAGTAGGTCATCTCTAATGTTTTGATTACGTTTTTCCAAGTTCAACACTCTTGTAAAACTGTTGGTAACTGCGGCTGTATAGTAAGCAAATGGGTTTTGACTTTTAAGTTCATTGAACTGTAGTCCAATTTGACTTAGTTGTAGTAGTGCATGACTGCGCATTTCGTCTACATATGTATAGCCACGCCAGTTACTGCGCATACTGTAACGTTCACATAGTTTAATATACATCTTTGCTAGATTGTTTGTGATCTTACCATGCTGTGTATTGAACTTTCCGTTATCAAATCCACCTTCCCAGTGACTTCTAACACATTCTCTAAGCTCGCCATTTACATATGCATAGTGCTTGAATGGAGGAAAGTTACATTTGCTGTGATGATCTGCTACAGTTTTAGGCTTGCTTTTTCTGCCAGGCTCTAGTGGTACATGATCAAATGTCATTAATCTAAACACAAGACTTTTTTCGTCAATTGTGTCTGGGTCTACTTTGTGACTAATTTGTTTGGGTTTTTGACTAGCTTTACGAGCACCATCATACCATTCATGGAATGCAGCTTCGTATGCTTGCACACTCAATTGATGCGCTCTATTTTCTTTAGCTAACTGTATAAATTCAGGATTATTAATATCTTCGATAGTTTCTACTATTACATCGAATCTTGCATACTCGTCGTCTATAACACTACAAAAGGTAAGTTTACTTTTGTGTATCTCTTTGAGCATGTCTTTGTTGTTTAAATAATTTTGTTTCCTCATTGTAGTTCCTTATTTTCTATAGTATAATGTCAATAAACTAAGATGTCAATCAGTACGCATTTAATTCAGCTATAAATACATATATAGGAGAATCCAATGAGATATGTACAACTGACAGAAGATGTGGCTACGGATATTGCTGTTTTTTATGGCGGTAGATTTCAGCCTATGCACAAAGGTCATCATAAAGTTTATATGGATCTAGTGGAACAGTTTGGTTCCTCTAACGTATTTATCGCTACTACAATAGCCAAGAATGCAACACCTGAAAAGGATCCATTTAGCTACGAAGAGAAAACTGGCATTATGCAAAACATGTTTGGTATACCTGCTAAACAAATTGTACAAACCAGTCCATACAGACCTGATGTTAGTTTAACAGGCAAAAACCCTGCTAACACTGCAATTGTATTAGTGTTCAGTGCCAAAGACGCAGGGAGACTAAAAGGCGGAAACTATCTCAGAGATTATGAACCAGGAGCAGAAATGGTTCCAGGCGACCAAGCAGGATATATACTAGAAGTACCAATACAAGAAGGTGGCATGAGTGCTACTGATTTTAGAAACGCAATGAAAAATGATAGTCTAAATGATAATCAAAAGATGATGAAGTTTAGAGAATTTTTTGGAAGTATTAATCAACAAGTGTACGAATTTATTAAAGGAAAACTAAATGGCAGTGCTAGCTGAAAATAGAGCGAGACTTACACTTGCACCTGGCGGCGCTTCTAATAGAAGTTCTCGCAATCAGTTTTACTTTAATGGACCAGCGAGTTCACTAAGACAACACAATGGTATATTGTTTCCTTATCAACCTGACATAACTTATAGTCAAAGTGTAAACTATAGTCCTTATGACATGACACACACTAACTATACATATAATGCTTATAGAAATACACCTAGTCCTACTATGCAACTAACAACTCAGTTTGCTAGTATTACACAAGAAGAAGGCGAGTACACACTTGGTGTACTACATTTTTTGCGTAGTGTTAGCAAGATGTTTTTTGGTAAAAACGATTTAGGTAAAAGTCCTAGTTCAGGTACTCCTCCTCCTGTACTACGTTTTAGTGCATTTGGAGAACAACAGTTTAACAACATACCTGTTGTGCTAGAAAGTTTTAGTACAACATATGACAGCAGTATAGATCTCAAAGATATTAACGGAACACAAGTTCCTACATTGATGAACTTCTTTATTGGCATGAGCATACAAATAAATCCAGATAGACAAAAACGTGTATATAGCACACACAATTTTATTAATGGAAGCGGATATAAGGATGGGTTCATTTAATGTCAGTAGAATATAAATCCACAAGTAGTTACAGTCAAACCACAGTAAATTTAAAATATTTAGGTTTGTTACAACCTATTATTGTTCAAGATGAATTAGATGAAAATCAAACTACACTTGTAATACAACCAAAATATCACAAGAGACCTGATATCCTAGCATATGACATGTATGGTAGTAGTAGACTATGGTGGATATTTGTACACTATAATAGAGATTCTATTAAAGATCCTATAATGGATTTTACAAGTGGTAAAAAAATCCAAGCGCCGAAAACATATAAATCATCCGGAAATAGCTAATGGCTAGTAGAGATTATATATACCAAGAAAATATTCTTAACAGTTATGACAACTACACTTATAAGTGGACCATGTATATGGTTCATCCTCAGAATGCACATAGGTTTGAAGAGAACATACGCAAAAAACAAGTAGTTGTACTTGCGGAGAGTGGTGTTGAAAGTGAAATCAACATACAATCTGTTCAACAAAATATGGTACTTGCATTTAAAAATAACAAAGATAGAAACGCACTTGCTAATATGTTTGTGTTTGATTTAATTGAACCAGGCGGAGCTACACTGTTTAACAGAATATTATTAGCAGCGCAGAAATTAAAAATACAAAATCATCTTCATGCTTGTTATCTACTAGAACTAAGATTTGTAGGATATGATAGCAATGGTGTTGCAACTAATAATATAGTAGGGCCTTACTATTATATGACAAGTATGTCACAACTAACATTTGATTATAAAGAAGGAGCAACTTCTTATAGAGCAGATATGATTGAAACACACCAAGATGCATATAAAACAACTAACTTACATATTAAAGGACAGTTTACTATTAATAATGTAAACACATTTGGGCAATTTTTAGATCGGTTGCAAGAAAAAATAAATCAGCAATCTCTTTCAAAGACTGTGTTAAGTCAGAATCAACTATTACCCACTGAATATGTTTTAGATGCAAGAGGAGATACAGCAGAATGGAGAAATTGGAAATTTGGCCAAGCTGCGCAATCAGGTGATACTAGTCTAAAAAGCACAAGTGTTAGTGGAGATGGTACACTTACATTTACTTTTAAACAAGGCTCAGCAGTGAATACTGCAATTGTTATAGCACTAATGCAAACAGTAGAATTTAGAAAATTGCCAACCTTCAGCGGAGGCTTCCACAAAGACAATACAGATGATGGAGAAGCAAAAGCACCAACTTTCTCAGAATTAAGTAGCTGGTTTGTTTTCGATACTGATGTAGAATATAAAGAGTATGACGAACTTTCTAAAAATTATCAACAGAAGATTACATTCTTTTTGAAAAAATTTGCCGCAACTGAAGTTATACACGATCCTGTTAGTCATCAACAAATGCTAGGCAGTTCGAGTATTCAAGTTAACAGAATGAAGAAAATTATTAAAAACGGTTTACTAAGAAAACGTTTTGATTACACATTGACAGGAATGAATACAGAAGTTCTAAATTTAGATGTAACACTGAACAACAGCTATTTTCAATTACAAGCTATTAATCATGGAAAACTTACAAATAGATCAAATGCACTAGCAGGAATGTCAGAGGAAAAGCAGGAAATAAACATACTAAAAACAGATGCTCAGAGAATGGCTAAGGAGCTATCGCAACTTGAAAGTCAATTATCATCAGCTCAAAAAGAACTAGAAGCATCAAACAAGTTAGCCACTGGAGAAAGAGAGCTTTCTCAAAACGATGCCAGAGATAGAATTTCACGACTCGAATCTGAGATTAATATTAAAAAAGAAGAAGCAGCTAATGCACTCAATCTTGCTACAGAGGCATTAGAAGAATATAGTAAACGAAATACAAAAACTCAGAGATTACCAACTGTATTACAGAGATATATTACACAAGATGATGTTGCATTAAAAAATAATAGCTCAGATAATCCTGCTATACTTTCATTTAATGAAGGTCCGGTGACTAGTACTGCAACAGTAGGAGCCGATGATGGTGATACAACAAGTGCAGTGATGTTAGGTGCAGTCGAACTTAATCTCAATACTTTAAGTGACCTAGTTCAACAACAAATACAAATAAGAGGTGATCCTTACTGGTTAGGTAAGCCAAAGAGTGCATCTCAAAGATTACAAGTAACAGATAGAATTGATATAACTGACGATAAACAAAGTGCACCATATCAACGAGGCGGACTAAACTATTTCTTAAACTTAAACTTCCCAACATATCCTGATCAACAAACAGGTCTAATGGATGTAAGTGAACAGAATTTTGGCATTATAGGAATATATCGTGTTGTAAGAGTTGATGCTAGTTATAGTGATGGTCAATTTATAATGACATTAGATGCATTCAGAGATACAAGTACTAATGTAGGTCTTACCATTGATATCTTAGAAAAAGGATTTATAGACACTGCTGAAACTAAAACACAAGCTGAGCGTTTTACTGATGAAGCAGATGCACAAGAACCTGATCCAGAAAATGATGTTCTCTCTAACGAACCCGGCGGCGACGAAACAGCTCCTCCTGCTAGTGCTGACGGCACAGGAGTAGTTACAGAAAGTCAATCAAGTGTAGCCAACACAAGAAAATTACCCATTGACTCTGAACTTAAATCTATACTAGCTAATGCAGGTGCTGCCGCTGGCGTAAATGTTGATGTTCGCAGTGGTGGACAAGATAGCAGTACAGGTTTTACAGGCAGTGATAGACACAACAACGGAATGGCTGCAGACGTAGCACTCAGAGACAGTACAGGAAGAAGGTTAAGTTTAGACAATCCGGCAGATGTTCCTATCATACAAAACTTTATAGCACAAACCAAACGTTACGGTGCTACAGGTATTGGAGCAGGCAACGGATATATGGGAGATGATACTTTCCACATTGATATAGCTGATAGTGTAGGACAAGGAGCTCCAGGCTACTGGGGAGGACCATTAGACAATGGCACATTCAGAGCAAGAAACGCTCCGCCGTGGCTAAGAGATATTTTTACAGGATGAAGACATGAGAAGAAGCGGACAAAATACTAGTGATGGCAACGGTACATCTAGACAATATAAAAATAAAGATAATATCGCAGGTTTTGGTAATTTTGAAGGACTATACCTGGGAATGGTTGTTGAAATTGTAGATGATAGATATGAAGGCTATTGCTATGTAGAAATATTTGGTCAAGAACAATTTTCATCTAAATCTGAAAATCCTGAAGCTAGAAAAAATTATGTAAGATGTAGACGAGCTATGCCTTATGGCGGCAGCTATCAAGCTCCAGATCACGCAAGAAGCTACGGTATGAGTACACATCCTCCTGCTCCAGGAACAGAAGTGATAGTTGCATTTACAAGATCAAATCAAGAAGGCATTATACTTGGAGTTCTAGCAGATACAGGAAGAAATAGTAGTTATCCTGACAATGCTGTGAGTTTTGTAGAAGATAAAGAGAATGAAATTGCTCCTACGTTTGAGCAAGGTGTTGGAAAGAAGCAAACTAAAAATACCAGACCTAGACATCCACTGTCTGGAGCACTTGCAAATCAAGGACTAGGTCTTGATAGTGTTCGAGGACTCAGTAGTAGTAGTGCTAGACGAGAAAGTCCAAGTAATGTATTTGGATTTAACACGCCTAGCGGTCACAGTTTAGTACTTGATGATGGTACAGTAAGTAAAAGTGAAAGAAGTTTATGTCCTGACCCTGACAGACAAGCAGGCAACAGTAATTTAGTTAGACTACGCAGCGCAGGCGGCGCTCAAATGTTGTTCAATGATACTGCTGGTATTGTTTATGTAATAAATCAAGCAGGCAACAGCTGGGTACAACTAAGCAGTGATGGTAAAGTTGATATCTATAGCAGTGGTGATATTAGTATGCACACTGAAACAGACTTTAACTTGCATGTAGGCGGTGATTTTAATTTAGATGCCGAGTGTGTGAATATTAAATCCAGAGGCGAGTGCGGAACAAAATTTGAAACTGTAAAAGGTGAGTTTAATCTACACAGTGCTAAAGATATTAAATTCACCACAGACTTAAATCATCATTTGGTTGCTAAAGGCACAAGTAGAACAACTGCTCCATTGATAGATTTGAATGGTCCTGCGGCGACATCAGCAACAAAGACCACTAACAACAATATTACAGTTAACAAAACAGTGAAACAAAGTATTACAAGTAGAGTTCCAGAAGCTGAGCCTTGGGGCGGACATGCAGAACCACAAACTCCTGTTGCAAGTTGTGCAAGTACTAATCTAGACCTTAAAGGTGTTGATATAGATCTCAGTAATATTAGTAATACTAATACTGATTCTGACAATCGAGTCGGACGTAGATCTGGGTCTGGATTGTCAGACGATGGGTTTGATAGTAATGCAACATATCAAACCTATTCGTCACCGGGCACTAGTCCTGATTCAGATGATGACAATGTTGGTATGATCTCAGATAATAATATCTCAGGGTTAGTTGGTAGACCTGCAACCGAAGAAGAACAAAGACTTGGTATGCGACAAAACAAATCAGGATATATATCTGTTAAAAGCGCCACACCTGCAGAACTTAATGTTAATCCTAGAAAAGGGAGACCTTTTTAATGACACTTGAACAAGTTGATAGAAAATTTCAAACTGTATGGGAAGACTTTGTTGTGCAAAATACAACATTATACAATACCCAATTACTATTATCAGATATAACTGCAAGCGACAATTGTAAACTTACTGCACTTAATTTTAGTAGATACCATGGTTATGTAGGCACAGGTTACGGAGAAAGTTCGACTAGTGTTGGTGTAACTGAACAACAAGCATATGATCTTTGGGACAGTGAATTTAATAGATATCAAAAAATTGCAAAAAAACAATTACTGTCTAAAAATATTGTACAAATGAGCCAAACAATGTTTGATGCACTTATATTGTTTAATTGGACAACAGGTAATTTATTTTACAGTAATGCCACAGAAGGTCAGTACAATATGACCAACGCAATCTTAACAAAAGACATAGACACAGTAGCAAATATGATGTCTAGAAGTGTTATGAATAAAGAAAAGTGTATGCGGTGTGCTAGTGTACTGAGACTTGCAGACTACGGAACCAATAAAAACAGATCATGGATGCGCACCAACGGCATATATTATATGAGAGATCAGAATGAAAAGAACTTGTTGACTGATGCACAACTCAAACGTGCAAGATTTGCATACTATGCAGAAACACTGAAGTTTTTACCATTTACTCCTGAAAGTATAAAACGAGACATTGCTAAACGCTACAATCAAACACTAGTAAATCAAACATTCACATACAGCGGATCTAATACATTTACTATGGATACTAGTTTTAGTATGGATCCAATTGAAAAACTAGAAGTAAGACTCAACGGAGAGATATTAGATCATCTATTTGACTTCACAGTGAGTGATTTAGTTGTTACTATTACAAAAAGCATAACAAATGGCGATATTATACGTACTCAGATCAAAATATAAAAAGTAGTAGTTAATTTTGCCATAAATATTAGTATGGCAACATATATCGGATATAGCACAATAGACACAGTCACAGGCAGTAAAACATTAGAAGATGTTGATATTGCAAAACGTGACTTGATGAATCATTTTTA